TGCCAGCGCCGATCAGTACAGCGCCGTCCAGGCGTAGGCGTTTGCGGCGTCCTTCCGGCACACGCGAAATGTGTCCGCCGCTCCAGCGCCGCCCTCTACGGGTATGATCCGGCTTCGGTTCACGACCCCGATTCCGCCCGTTGTTCCTACTGCCGCAGGGGAAGCGTCCAGTGTCGCCGCCCCTCCGGATACGCCGACGATGATGTAGTTACCCGAGGTCCAGCCGGTCCCCCCGGTCACCTGGAAGCGCCCACCGGCATCAGCAGAAACAAACGTATAGGATGCCGAGCTGACTTTCGTATTCGTGGCAGCATCCACCGCGAAGTCGTTATAGACACCACAGCCGCCCTCGGTTCCTGGTCTGTATTGCAGCCCACCCGTAAGCGTAATTCCACCGCTCGGGACGATAAAGTTCCCGCCAGGAAGAATTTGAAACGCATCCCGCGTGATGCCAGATGTGTAGCTCTGGCTCACTAAGAAGTGAAGCTCTGAACCGGCCCCGGACTTTTTCGTGCAGATTTTCGCAATCGGGATTCCGTTGGCTGCCTTGCCGATGGCGAGACAGGTGTAGGTGTCAGGGTTGACGCTGCCACTGACAGCGGCAACCGCGAAGTTATCCACGGCGGCGGATCGCGCCGTCGCATCGAGCGCCTCAAACTTGTACGGGGCGTTCAGCGCCGCACCGATTCCAAGTTGCGGGAACTGCTGCTTGTCCGTAAAGCCCCAATCCGCAAACACTGCGGGCATATTGTTGGTTCCCAGCGCCGTACTCGGCTCTGCGGTCTTCAGCCAGTCCGCGACCTTCTGTGCGACAAGGGTGTAACCAGCGGCGTTAAGATGCACCGGGTCGAGCGCCGTGTACGCATCCCCGGTGCTGTGCGCGGCTGCGGTCGTGCCCGCGTATCCTCTGGTGCAGTCGGTGACGGTGTACGGGTTGCTCGATCCGGTGACGGTCTTGACGTAGATTTTCTCCGTTCCGATAGTGAGGGTCTGCCCGCCGATGGCGACGATCTCCCCGGTTACTTTGGTGAGCTGGAACGTCGTAGCCGAGTCGTTCAGGTCCGCAACCAGTGTTCCAGTACCGTCGTGAGCACGTAGCGATGCAGGCAGCGTGTCGTGCCCGTGGTCGATCACATCCTGGGGGAGCGCGGGATTGTAGCCAGCCACTAGGTACGGGCGCGGGTCGAGGAAATGGCCGGGATAGAGCGCGGCGAGGTCCGTGTTGAGTTGGAGAATGCCGGTGTAGCTCGCCTGCCCTGAGTATTCCGAGGTGAAATCACAGTTCGGGATTCCAAGGACCAGATACCGTGAACTACCGACCGCTGCAACCATTGCGGCAATGTCAGCCTTGACCGTTGCAGCGGCGGCATAGTTGTTGCGCCCCGCCCAGATGATCGTATAGGCACCCGGAGACACGACATCGGCCTGAAATGGAGCGGTCGCTACGGAAACACTATTGCCCGCGACGGTGCGCGTGAATGTGTACGTGCCCGACGAGAGAGTCACGACGCCGTGTACGCCGCTGATGGTCCCCGCCACGCCCACGGCTGGCCCCCCGGTGGTCACCGGCTCGTAGCCTGCGGGGAATGTCACCTGCACGCCACCAGATGCCGGGATCGTGCCCCCCGTAATGGTGACGGTAGGTGCGGTCGCTCCGACTCGCACCGCGATTTGCGTGCTGGTCTGCCCGCCGACGCCGACGTTGTAGACGAAGCGCCCGGTCAGGGTCGCCAACGCGCTCGGGTATGACACCCCATCGTGGTCCTGGTTGCCCTCCGTGTAGGAGTCGCCCCAGGCCATCGTCCGATAGGACAGAGGCAACGTAGCCCCTATCGCAAGATTCCCGTTCGCGTCCTTCACCGGCACGCCGTCTTTCGGCCGGCAGACCTTGTGCCCGCCCATGACGGCGATCTGCCCGGCGGGGCCGCACTGGGCGAAGAGGGGAGCGGAGATGGCGAGAGCGAGGATGAGTTTTCGCATGGGAGGGGCTCCTTACTGGTAGGCGAGGGTCGCTCGGTCGTCCCACTTGAACGCCGCCGTAGTCTTTCCTTGCGGAACCTTGATCGCCGCGAGGCTGCTGTTCCCGTCGTACTCGTACTTGCTGATCTTCCAGACGGCATCCTTTGTGCGCGGAGCAAGACAGTGAACGGTCCCGTTGAAGTCCCCGGCGTATGCTACGGAACTCACGGCGACGGTGAAGGTGCCAGCCCCGGTACTCGTGATGGCGTGATCCCCGTTGAGCCCGGCCCAGTCACCCGTGGCACCAGCGATCCGCACGAGCATCCCGGTATCCATGCCGTGCAGGGCAACGGAGAATTCCGCTGCCGCCGCCTTGCTTACCGCGGTAACGGTGAGTGCAACCGGGGTAGGCTGAGAGTGCGCCACACCCTCATAGAGCGTCTTGCCGTTCGCGTCTACGTCGTATCGTTCCATGATGCCCTCCGAATGAAAGAGGGGCGACTTGCGCCGCCCCCGTCAGACCTAATGCGTGCTGGTCCCCAAGCTATACACCGTGACCGCCTCGGTGCCCGCGCCGACGTTCGTCAGGACAACCAGGAACGTCTTGGAGTTGTTCTGCGCGATGGTCATGGTTCCGGAGAGCGTCACGGGAACACCCGGAGCGGCAACCGTGATGGTCTCGTTCGCGTCCGCCGTGTTGCGGACAGTGAACTCGAATGCCGTACCAACCGCGGCGCCGGGGATGGCCGCGACGATGTTGGCCGCCGTGGGCAACGTGTCCTGCCGTGCGCCGCCGTTCGGATCGCGGAGAATCATGCCGCCGAGGATCTGTGCCGCGGTGTACGGCTGGTCGCTGGCCTCGGTCTTGGTTGCCACCGTGAACAGATCCATGATCCGCTTGCCGACCACGAGTTTGCCCGCGCCCTTCGGCGTGAGCTTTATCGAGATATCGGCATCGTCGCCAGTGGCGGACAGCACCGGCGAGGTTCCGGCCGCGGCGTTCGCCAACGTCAACTCGTTGACCGCATCCGCCGTTGCCGTGACCTTCAAAAGCTCGAGCCCATTCACGTCGCAGACGCACGTTCCGACCTTCGGCGAGGTCAGGGTCTTGTTGGTGAGGGCTTCCGCGCCGGCGAGAGTAGCAACGGTTCCGTTGTAGTCGGGGACGGCCAGGACGCGAGTCTGCCCAGCGGTCACGCCACCCGCGTCGAGTCTGGCTTTCTTCGTGTCGTCTACCGGATCGTGGACTTTGAAAACGTCGTCCGCTACATCGGTCCCGAGAGCGGGGGTGATGGTTCCGTCAACCAGCAAATCGCCGGTCATGTGGTAATTACCACGCATAAGTTTACGAGGCATCGTCTTTGTTCTCCTGTTATGTGAGTTGGGTTAGTGGGGCCGGGGTCGTTGCCCAGCCCCACTTTGCGGCGTGCGGGGTTAGATGCCGACTTCGACGAGCACTTCCGGCCGTTTGCACAGCGGAAGCACGTTCGACTCTGCCCAGAGGTCGAGACCGGCGTTGTACTTCTTCGCCTCCTGCCGCGCGTAGTACGGCTGGCCGACAGTGTTGGCCGTCTCGAGGAAATTACCGGGGGCGGCGACTTCCTCGAAGGTGTTGCCGGTGCCCTCGGGGAACACGATCGCTTTGTCTGCGGTGATGGCGACACGCGCAACGCCATCGTGGTCGGTCCAGGAGGCGTTGTATTCCTCCCAGATGATCCCGCCGAACTTGAACCCGCTGCGGTAGTCGCTGGCGAGATCCTGGTTGAGCGCCTGATACATCGCGAACGCCTTCTCGACTTCGGGGTGGTGGGTGAAGGCGTCGTAGAAAGTCGAGGAGCACAGGCCGCGGATGCCGCTCATGCTCTCGCCCTTCAGGTTCATTTCGATGTGCCGCTTTGTTTCCAGGCACTTGTCGCGAACGATCGTCGCGTCGTTGTCGAGCACGTAGTCGATCGTCTTCTGCGCGATGCCGAACTCGGTGAAGAGGTTGTACAACGTGGAGCCGTCGGCGTCCAGGATGATGCCCTTGAGGGCGCCGGCCCGCAGGAACTCGCGGGTCTGGTCGAGGATGTTCTTCATCTTCTGGAGCTTCTTCGCCAGAATCGAAGCCTGCGTTTCCATCGCGTTCTCGGACCCGAAGGCCCGGACGTTCTGGTAGTCGTCAGGCAGCAGCACGTCCTCAACCGGAATGTGCGGAACGACGAACGAGCGGAGCGCCCGCTTGTCCGCAATGACCTTATCGGCCGCGGCGCCGCGGGGGCGCGAGCGGACGATGTTCAGCGTGCCGTTGGACTGCTCAACCAGAA